CCGCTTATAATGCTTATGCTTGACTTCAGCAAACCCGCTCTTGTCACCGTCTACAAAAGCCTTTTTCCATTCGGAATAAGTCACATCGTCCGGCACATAGTAGGTTTTCCCATCCGCTCCACGCGCCGCCCGCTCCCCCGCATCAAAGTTTTCTTTGAAGTGCGGGGCGGTAGTGGAACGACAATAGACGTGGAACGGCGGGGCAGTAACACCCGGCTTGTAATCACTCATCTTGAACACTCTGCCATCCAGCGAACGGCAAATATCGGAAGTATGAGAATCCAGCGTTGCTACGATCTCATATTCTTCAACGTCCAGATCATTGAAACAATCCTTTTGCGCCGCGCTACTGAAATAGGCTTGTTCGGTCATTACCAGCCGCCCGGCGTTGCTCTTAGATGTTCCCATCTTCTTTGCAAGAGAATCAATGGCCTTTTGCGGATCAGCACCCGTTAGCAGATTCTTTGAAAGTTCATTGTGAACCTCTCCGATCAGCTTTGTTTTGCTGTTCCAAATGCGGGTTGAAAAGTTGTAGCCATCCACAGCCCACGGCTTAGACAGTACCTTTTCGATTTGCGCTTGATCCAGCCCGGCAATATCCCACCCCAGCCCAAAGCCCTGTTGCACGGTATAGGCCGTGTGATAGTACCCGCTTGCGTAAACATCGGATAACGCTTTTTTCACCGTTCCCATCTGCTGTGTAAACATGGTTTCAAGGCTGTTCTGTGTCTGGATTTGCAGGGCTTCAAGGCGGGAAATATGGAACTTAGAAGAAGCGTTTTCAAGTTCCTGCATCCATGCGCCGTTTATGGCGTTTTCCTTGCCGTACTTGATGTACTCTTTTACGTCCCACTTAAATTCCGCCAAGTCCTGCCCTTTAAGCCATTGTTTAGCCTGTGCAAGAGAAATACCGTTGCTGTCAGCGAAACGCTGATACCACCGCGCTATTTGGGCTTCTAACTCATTCTGCGCGGCTTTATACTGCTTCTCCATTTCCAGATAAGCAGTCGCGCCTTTTCGGTTTTGAGCGGCTTCTAGCTGTGTGAAACGCTGTTTCCAGTATTCCGCATTAGTCATTGTTCAGATCACCGCCCTGCTGTTGCTGTGGGGGTGCGAACGGATCATATTGCTGTTGTGCAATGCGATCCTGTTCTTTCTGTTTCTGATCTTCCAACCGCTTCATTTCGGCGGCGGGATCGTCAACCCAAGGATGATTTGCTACAATGGTTTCATCCGACAGAATGCCAACGCTATCTTTGCAGTTCTGGATCACTTCACCCTCGTTGATGAGGACATCCCGGTTGAAGATGATCGTTACATCCTCGCCGCTAAAATCGCCCATGCCGGAGTTAGCAAAATGGGTGTTGATGAACCAAAGCAGTTCCTCGAATGCGGCTTGCAACTCGCTTTCCATATCGTTAGCGTCAAGGTCAACGTCCGAATACATGGATCGAATGTTCATCTGGTTAGGATTGCCATTCAGCCTATCATCTTTCGCGTCATAGCCCATACCGTTTTCGATAATGGCTTTTTTCAGCAGTTCAAGGATAGCTTTGTAATTCTCTGAATTGACTTGAATTTCAAGCGTTTCAACCCCACCGTCCGCACCGTCAACCGTGCGCACCTTTACAACGCCGAACGTAGACAAGTTTTTGCGGAACTCGCCTAAGTTCGTGCCATCGTAATTTTTTAGCACAAGCACAGTGTTTCGGGGATCTTCCTGCATACCGTTTTCAAAGTCCGACAGCATGACGTTTAGCGCGTCCTGCAAGGTCTTTACTTTCTTCAGCAGGGGGATTTCACAATCATTGTACTTGATGGGGATGAGCGGCACACGTTCCCAATTCAGGGGAATAGTGTTGCCGTTTTCGTCCATCATGCTTGCATACGGTGCGGTGTTGCTGTCTGCTCCCTCCAAGTCGGGGATCAGTGCGCCGCCGTCCAGAACGAAGCGGTGAACGCCCTCTAAGTCGTAGATTTCGACCTTTTCAATGACAGTCGGTGTAGTGCCTTGATAACCGATCACCAGATATAGGCGCACAGCGGCTTCAAGCTGTGTGTGTTCCGTGTCTTTCCAGAACGGCAGGATTTCATAACCGGGGAACGTCCTAAAGGCAAGTTCTCCCGTTTCAGTGTAATAAGGGTATAACCAGCTAATACCGCACTCAAGAGCAAGTTTTCCGGCGTTCTTCAGAGTTTTCATAAACTTCTTGTTGAACACGTCTTTTAACAGTTCAACATACTGTTCATTCTCCCCATCAACAACAAAGGGCTTGCCCAGCAAATAGTTAGCTTTCTGATTAACCAGCTTTGCAAACTGATTATCTATCAGGCGGTTGTTTGGCACGTTGTCTACGTCAACCAGCTTCCCATCTTCACCGATCATCTGACGCTTGCGGTGTAAAATATCGTGATCGTTGTCGTAGTACAAGTGACCCTTGATCTGCATAACGCGCTGTGGGCTACCTTTCCACTTTTCGATCTCACGTTCCAAAAACTGCTTGTCGGAAATCTGCGCACCCTGCAAAATCAGGTTTGAAACTTTGAACATCATTGAATCTACAAAACTCACGTTGTTCACCCCCTTTCCAGTTAATCAAAGCTGAATGTATCAGGCATAAGCACTTTGGTAACGGCATACCGCATTGAATCCATACCGTGCGAAAATTCGTGATCCGGCTTGTCCGTTGGTTTTCCGTCTGTGCCTTTCGCCCAACAATAGTTATCTATCTCTTTTTTGAACTCCACGCAACGGGGATGCACCACGATTTGATAGTTTTGAATCAACTGTATGCCGTGGTTTACGCTGTCCTTACCCTTTCGGGAAGATTCAGCCCTTAACCCCTCATCTTGCAATTCTGCAATGGATTTTGGCTCGGCAGAATCACAGATAAGGCGTTGACCGCCGTACCCCATGCGCTTGATTTGTTCGGCTATGATCTTGTTCGTAACCCCCGTTTTATACCACTCATCGAAAACATAAATTTTCATAGCGGTGTTATCCACCATGCAAGCGGTAAAAGCGTTAGGATCAGTAAAGCCAAAGTCAAGGCCGAATGCGGATTTGATACCGGGGATAGCCCGGATTTTATCAACATCGAAGTCTTCAACAATGACGTTGGTGTAAATCAGACCATCCGCAATGCCCCAATCCCCTGCGCCCTCAATGCGATAGCGGCGGGGATTGTTTTCTTTCATCCTCAAGAAAATATTGCGGTCTGCATCATCAAGCCATTCGTTGCACTCCCATGTTGTGGTTTTGGTAAACACTGTATCATCCGGCGTATCGAAAAACCGGGGCTTCAGCCAGCTTGTTGCACTCCACGGATTGAACGTAAGTGTAAGCTGTTTGAAGTACCCCGGCGGAACTTCACCACGGATTGACATATCTAGCTTGTTGAAATCGTCCTCATTGCTGATCTCATAGGCTTCTTCTATCCATACCCAGCACAGAACGCCCTTATCAACGGAAATGGAGGTTATCTTCAAGCCATCGTCCAGACCACGAAAAAGAATCTTCTGCCCGGTTGAACGCCGGGTGATCTGCATAGGTGACACGGTGCAATCAAAATACGCATCCACTCCCAGCTTATGAATAGCCCATTTCAAATCCGAAAACACGGAATCGCGCAAAGTGTTTGAAAAACGCCGAACGCAAAGGCCGTTGCTCTCTGGATATTGAAACAGGCGATAAATCATATTCAGAGCAGTTGTTTTGCTCTTTTTCGATCCACGGCTACCCTTACACACACGGTATCGGGCTTTCGTGTTCCAGAAGTCCACATAGCCGCGCCCTACGGCTTTCTGTAATGAAATCTTCATTCCGCCAAGTCGTTTATCAGTGTGATAGGCTCGACCTCAACAGCAAGCCCATCTTTGAACATTCCGTACCGCTTGCCGATCAGTTCAGCGGCCTTGATACGGTCTTTAGCCCCAACGTCAATATCGGAGATCGTTTGTACACCATCACCGATCAGCTTTAGCACCTGTTCTTTGTGCTCCCCTCGCATAACAGAGGTTAGATACTCCAAAACTTCCTGCGCGTCCGCTGTTTTTGCGTTGTGCATTGCTTCAAGTTTTGCGTCAATATAGGCTTTCATTTCGGCGTTGAACTTTGAAGTAGGTTTTTGTGGGTTTCGCTCATTTATCCATTCTGCCGCAAAACGGGCAGTCTTAGGCGAATACCCCGCTCGGATTGCCGCCTGTACAGCGTTGCAGTCAATCAAATATTCGTCACAAAACCGCTGTTGTCTTTCGTTCAAGATATTCACCCCCTTAAAACAAAATAAGCCCGGTGAACGGAAGATCACTGACTGCCTACGATCAGCTACGATGATTCACCGGGCAAAAGAAAAAGCCGTAAAAGGTTTTCTTTTACGGCTTCTTGCATTATATATTTTATCACACTTGACACATGAAGTTCAATGAAAAAGACTGCAACTTTTTACATTTTCAAAACTTTTTCTGTGAAATCCTTTAGTGCCTGTCCGTGGATCGTATAAACATTGCGTTCCGAACACTCTAACTCTACCGCGATCTTATCAAAGCCCTTGTATTCAACATACCGCTTGAACAGCACCTTGATAAACTGCGGGTCTTGCAAACTTTGAATCTCGCCCGTGATCTTACGCTTCAGGTCAACATACTTGTCAATCTCAGCGTTGATCTCTTGCTCAAGCATTACAATTTTCAGCACCGGGTTTACAAACGGGGCATCGCCTGTACCGCTGGACGAAACGCGATCCTTGCCGTAATCAATCGCCCGAACGCACTTAGACAGTTCTTCAAGATCAGCCTGTTCTTTCATCTTCTGCTCTATGATAACATCTGCGCGTTCAAGCTGTTGTAAATACTCTTTCGCCGTCACTTCTCAAACCTCTTTTCTTTGCGTAACGCTCACTTTACGAATTATCATTATTTTTCTAAAATTTTGTGTTTCACGTTTCGGTTACACACCCTCTATTTACTATTATATATTATTTTTTATATGTTGCACCGTCACGCTATGACGCAACAAGAGTATCAATATATAAAGAACTTCAAAATAAGTGTACAAACCGTAACAAACGTAACAAATACGTTTAATCGTTCAAAGATAGAAACACTTATGAAACACTTGTGAAAATCAGTGTAACACTTTGAATCTTAACTTTCAAAGCGTCCCGCCCTACCACTCTTGAGCGGGCATTTGGGGTGCGGCTTTTCCATCCACGGGAGAACGCCCACTTTCGTGATCTCGCACCAATAACGGAACGTCACAACGCCCGTCTGTTTGCTCTTGCAATGCAAGCAGTCTTTACAAAGCCTGTTACTCATCACCCTTAGCCCACCTTTCGTGCATCTCTCGCCAATGTTCCAAATCCGTTCTGTAAGTACAGAAGTCATTATATAGGCGTTTGTATTCCCGGTACGCTCTCCCTCGTTTTCTCAGAGAACGCAACTTCTGTTTTATGTTATCTGCCGCATCCAGCACCTTACCCACAAGGATCAAAAAGAAATAAAAAAGTCCCGCACAGCCAACTATATTCTTTGCCAGCTCGAAAACATTTTGAAATAAACCAGTCAAAATTTACACCCCCACAATGTAAGCCGCCGCCATATCTGCCGCGTGTGTGTACATGACATTCGGAAACTTTGCAACGGCACGGGTGTAATACTCCCAATTATTCCGATCATCAAACGCGCCCATGTGCCAGCGGATGCAAGCGATTTCTTCATTTGTCAAAGCATCTGGGGCGATATTCTGAAGCATGATGATCGACTTTTCGCCGTGGCCGGGAAGAATCATATTCGGGTTATACTTCCATTTTCCATCCACCACTTTATAATTATCGCACTTGCACAGATCGTGGAACATACCAACAATGTAAGGGCTTCTCGCATCGCTCCACGTCAAGCCCATCTTGTCCGTATAGTCCAGCAAAGCACCCGTGACGGCAAGAGAATGATCGAACAGTGCGCCGCTGTATGTGCCGTGGTGATTGATCGAAGCGGGCGCATCGAAGAACCCCATTTTATCAAGCCGCCGCACAATATTGGGGCGGGTGTAGCATTCCAAATCACCTTTCACGTTGTACATGATGATTTTATACTGATTGATCCGATCCTGCTTAGTCAATTTGAATCTGTCCATTCTTTTCCACCTCATCATAGATTGCAAGGCTCATATCTACTTGATACGGCTTGCCGCCGATAAACTCCGTTTTGAGCGTGTCGCCCTCTGCCCGAACGATCAGCGCACAGTTATTGAACACCGTGACAAACTCCGTACCATCGGTGATTTGGGCGTTCTCTCCAAACTCTTTCTTATACTCTGCAAAAGCGGCTTCGACCGCATCCGTAATCTGTGCAATCATACTCATAATTCAAACCCCCTTGAACGAATTAAACAACATCTTCCAAAACATTTTGAAGTGCCAAGCGGCTTCAATGCGGTAATCTTTACGCCGTCTTGCCTTGTACCGCTTGCGCTCTCTCCACTGCCGGATATACTCAAGTTGGGCTTCATCCTCTGCCGCCCGGTAACGATCATCAATACCCATCATCGAAATTCCTTTCCCGTTCGGGTATCCCGAATCTTGACACGTTCAATCAGTTCAAAGCCCGTTGAACGAATAATGAACTTTAGAACCTTGATAAGTTCGTTTGCTCTGCGCTCCGTTTCCGATTCTTCACGCACGATTTTCTGTGTACCATAGAACGCCGTAGGGTCATTGTAGCCCTCTGCGTTGCATTTTGGATTAGCCGGATTGTTCATAAGCACCACCTTAATCTTTCCAGTTAGATAACCATTGCATTTGCTCAATCAGCTTAAAAACAATTTCCATAGCGTCATAAGTAGCCGTACTCTTTGCAACATCATCACGCAACTTATCACGGAAAGAACCCTCTTCCAGAGGGTGACAATGTTGCAAGCGTTCGCTGTCCCTTTTTATTGAATTTCTGATCCGTTCGGACTGCTTTTCTAACTCTGCCTGTACCCGGCGCAAAACGGCTTTCTGATATTTGGCGATCTCCACGATCTCTTTTCTCAGCTCCTCGCTTTCTCCGTAAGTGATTGCAGTATCTGGATCAAGGCCGTTTTCGGCGCAATAGGCTTCAGCATCATACAGGCTTCTAAAAACCTGTCTGCCAACTTTGGCATACGGCAAGTTTACATTCTTTTTGAACTTCGTTGAATACTTATGCCCTGCCATTTTAGAACCCCTCAATATCAGTTAAAATCTGATTTTCGGGGATAGAGGGGTACTTGTTGCTGTACAACTTCTTTGCCATAGATTTAGCCGATTCCGGGCTAATCGCCGTAAGAAGTACCGTTTCAAAAACATCTCCCTCAACACCAACGGAAACCACATAGGATTTCATCTTTGCGGCTTCAAGTCGTTTTCCCCACCGTTCCTTTTTAGTGGCTTTGGCGAGGGCAATCTTGTCGTCAAGGTCACCCAGATCAGAATCGTAGAAGAGAACCTCAAGGCAAAGCTGAACATCTGCGATCTCTTCAATCAGATCGTCCGTTGCTTCTGCTTTACTTTTGGGCGTGGGGTTTTCCTTGTCAATAGCACGGCGCAACTTCAAAGCCGCCTGTGCCAATTCTGACGCTTCTTCAGCAAGCTGTGCCAAAATTTCCGCTTTCGGCAGATTGTAGATCAGATTAGTTCCCATTGTGATACATCCTTTCTTTTAATCGAACCGACCTTGCGTGAACGGCTCTTTGAATAAATTCGGCATCATCCGCAATCGAACGAACGGACGAATTATCTGAACGAATCTCAAAAGAAGCGATAATAAATCGCTTTAGATCATCGGGGGCGAAATCCTCAATGGATTTCCCGAAATAATTTGTTAAAATTTGTATCACGGTTTCTTCATGTTCTGCAAACCAACACCCGGAAACTGTATGAGTAGGGGCAAAATATACCCAGTAAGCAAACCGCCTTTTATCAATAGCCGCCTTAGCTTCAAGGGCTGAAACGTCTGTTTCTAAAAAGCTAATTGCTTTATTGGTGATCTGCATCAACTCTTTTTCTCCGATAACGCACCCATTCGGAAAGGCTTCTTCCATAAACCGTTGAAAAAGCAGATCTCCTGTGTCACCGTTAAAATACTCATGCCACACCACCCCAAGATCATCCATCCTGTTTCCCTTTTCAAAAAGGATAGTGCAACCCAGCTTCACAAAATTAGCCGTAGATTTTGCTTGAAAGTGAAGTTTTTCCATGCTTAATTCACCCATTTAATGATGGGATCACCACAAAAGCCCTTTTCCCATACGAACCACGCATACGCAACGGCGTTTTTGCTTTCAAATTTGCCGTTCTTCCCACATTCCAGCCGGGAAGAACTCACATATACGACTTTGGGAGGGTTCTTTAGGAAGAACGCTTTGCGGGCTTTCCCCTCAAGAAAAGTTAGCTTCAAAAACATTGCAACTTTACGCCCCTGCTGAACGGTGTTCAAAGCGTGTTCAACAAATTCAAGGGCGTATTTATAAGGCGGGTTTGTGATAATATCGCCGCTGAAATCTACAACATTTTCTAATAAAAAATCGCACGGATTCAAACGGCCATATCCACGGTATACTAAATCGGTGCTAACAACATTGTACCCGTGCGATTCAAGCACCTTAGAAATATGCCCCTCACCACAAGCACACTCCCAAACCACCGGGGCAAAGCGTTCTTGCTCAAGCAGAACTTCCGTTGCCTTTGGCTCAGTGGCGTAGTAATCGTGTGCTTCAGCATTCTGGTTGCGCCTGTTACCGACAAAGTAACCATGCTGTTCTCTCTCTCTCTCTCTCTCTCTCGGTAAAGATCAAAGTATTCACCTCTTTATTTCTGATCCCCTGCAACATAAAACCGGGCTGTCTTTTTTCCGATCCGCCTAACCTCTGTGTGAAGATGCAGATTTCGGGCGATCTGCCGGGAAAAGGCGGTTTTGCTCATAGCCTGTAAGTTGTTAGCTAAGCAGTATTCTTGATACCGCGAATAAACAAGATCAGTCGTGTTATCTTCAATATGAAAATCTTCATCCTCGCACTCTTTGAAAAAGCCCAAAATCGGGTTGTTATCTTCTTCGTATTCGTCCAGAGCTTTCTTTACCTTGTCCGAATCGGTGAAACCACGATTTTCAAGAATGCGCTTCAGGCCAGCAAGCCCAAGATTGATAAGATATTCCATCGTTTCCGGGGACTTTAACTTGTGCTTGATGGTAGGATCAAAGCCCGCCTTTTCTTTTGAGAAATTGGCATCGAACGGGATAATAACCAAACGCCGCTGAACTGCGCCCGTTTTGTCCTTGATACGGGGAATCTGGTTTGCGGAAAACAAGAACTTTGAATAGTTGTTGAACTCAAACGGGTTTTGCCCCTTGCGTTCAGCAGACACGCGATCGCCCGTTACCAGCTTCTTAAAAACGGCGGGGGTTGCTATAAATTCGTCGCCTATATCGTCACCAATGTTCGCCAATTTGCCGAACATCTCAGCAGTTTTGAAGCGATCCCCAAGTTCTTTCAAGTCCAGAGCGCAAATATTTTCTTCACCTAAAAGATTTTGCACCATAGACAGATAGGTTGATTTACCGTTGCTTTTATCACCCGTCAAAATAAAAGCCTTGCCTAATTCATTCCAGCGATAGAAGCAATAACCAATAGCTTCTTCCAGTAGTAAACGCACCTGTGAATCATGGCAAGCGATGTTATCAAGGGTCTTGTCTGCCAGCTCGCAATAAGCCCCCGGCGTATAATCCCAAGGAATCTTATTGGTGATAATGTGTTCCGGGGTAAAGCCCGCAAAAGAACCATCAATGATGTTATACAGGCCGTTCTTAAACGCGATCAGGTGCGCATCCTCTGGTTTAGTGTTGTCCCGGATCAGCAGATCAAGATAATCAACGACTTCAGACCGCTTTGCACGGTTTAGATCGGGGATGTGCTTAATCATGGCGGCTTCAATCTCGCCATATCCAGCGGTATAGATACCGTCCTTGTAAATGTGCAACTGATTATTGATCTTGATGATATGGGCGTTGTTCTTCAGGAAGATAGCGAACTTATCAAACAAGAACGTGCTACCGTTGTAGAAAACGGGTTTCTTGAACGAATCATCCCGCAAGATAGTTTCAATCTCGCTGTCTGACAGTGGAACTTTCAACACATACTTATTGATGATCCGAATAGTTTCCCGCGCTTCTTCCACGGTAAAATCATTGCTTTGCAGGGTCAGAATGTAATTGAACAGGGCTTGATTTCGTCCGTCCCCCTCTTCCATATCAAGAAACGCCATCTTGCTACGGACGGGGAACAGCCACCGGGGGAGCGGTTGCGCTTGCTCATTTTCGGCGGTATCATAGAGGATTTCACGCTCTATACCGCCGTATTTAAGCACTTCATAGGAACTTTTCACGCCCACCTTAATATCAGCTTTCAAGCCGATTGCAAGGGTGCAATGGGTCTTACAGCCGTTCACACCACTGTTTTTGAACAGAAAGTGCTTGCCCCGTGTGGTGCGATAAACACGGCAGTTCAAAGAATAGTCTTGAACAACCTTGAACAGAGCATCCGAACTTTCTCCATCGTCCAGATCAACAAGGATCGTATCTTCTGCCAGAATCCCGGCGAACTCTGGTAAAGACTTCACCTGTTCATAGGTCTTAAAGTCCGTCCTGCCCTTGAACTTCTCCACGCACTGTTTATCTTTGGTTTCAACATATCCGCGAAAGAACAAAATTTATCACCGTCCTTATTCCCAATACTTACAGCAAAACGAATCTTCATCGGCAAGTTCTACGGAAAGCCCGTTCACGCCCTCAAGTTCATAATTGATCTTTGCGCTCACAGCATCATCAATAGCTATCGCCCAATCGCGTTGCATATCTTCAAGTTCCTGCAAGAACTCTTGATAGAACAATTTCGCCTTTTTCTTTGAAAGTGAACTTTCAAGATTCCTTTTCAGCTTTGCAAAAGTCTTATCTGAAAAGGCTTCCTTGACCGCTTCATAGATGATCCCATCATCTAATCTGCACTCCGCTTTGAGGGAGTCCACGGCAAAAGTGCCGCTGTGCTGACACTCGCCGTTCTTATTCCAGCGGCACCAACGACAGGTTTTATAAAAATCGTCCATTTTAACTTACTCCAAAATCTTCAAGACGTTTGTTTGCAAAATTGATGTACCATTGGCGATCCAGCTTGTCCGGCACTCGAACATCTTTTACATCATCGTTATAGATGAAACAGTGTTCCGGGGAGTTTTGCAGTTTTTCCAACCGACCATTGGACGCTTTTACTTTCTTCACGCCGGGATCGTTTGGATCAGTAGAAGCAAAAATGCGGATGCACCGTTCTTTCAACGGCTTATCGCCGTACATAATATGCGTATACTTGCTACTGATCCGGGAAACAAGCTGAAATTCGCGTAGGTCTTGACACTCTGAAATCGTCCGGCGCACCGGGATTTGATGGATCATGTAATCAACAAGGGCTTTATTTATGATAGGGAGATCATAGCTTAGATCGTCCAGTTTCATAACATACCCACCCTTGCGCTTGACCGCGCCCGTTTCCCGGTCAACCAACAGATAATTATTAACGTCTTTCTGATAGATCGTTCCAAAGTAAGTATCAAAGTCCATGCGCATACCTGTACGCTGTTCCCACTCCCAAACAATATCATCCAAAACGTCAAAATCACGGTCATAGTCCGCAACCTTAACAATGATACCGTCTGTGTTGTTCTGGATCAGCTCACAATGCCCCTCAAGGTGTTCTACAAGGTCAAGCAATAAAAGCTGTCCATTGATACAGATAGCGTTGTTGCTCATCGGGTCATACAGGGCAGATGATTTTTGTTTCATCTGCCCGGAAATGGCGTTATCCATGATCTTGAACGGCTGACGGGCTTTCTTGTCGCCCTTGCGCTTAAAGGCTATGTTGGAATCGTGGATAAACTCAAAGTTTTCAGGGTGATCCATTACCCGATAGCCGAAGTGATATTGTTTCTGCAAAGACGGGTAATAGGCGGTAACGTCAATGATGATGAACACGCCATCGGCGGAATACTTAGCCCGCGCACCGTGTCCGCCGCCCCATGCAAAGGTATGTTCAACCCCGGCGATCATCTGCTTACCCTGCTTTTTCTCGTAATCGTGGTTTTCAGGGTTTGCGTACCAGTCCGCAATATGCTTGTACTTGTTCAGTCGCAAACACGGTAGAATCGGGAAATCAAATTCATCATCAAAACTTGCGCCTTTCCTGTTGCCGCCCAAAATAGTTGCGGCAAGCTGTGGTTTAGTTTTGGAAATGTATTCAATTCCTAGTTCAAAGTGTTTGATAAAATACATCATGGTGTTGAACTCTTGCGTTCGGCGCATGAAAACTTGTATGGTCTGTTCAACATCATGGGTACAATAAAAAACGGTTTGTTTGATCTCTGCATCCGTCAACTTGCGGTCAAGGTTAAAGGGTACTTCCGTTTCCCGAATATCGTTACCCATGAAACCCTCAAAGGACTTCAAGCCCACATCGGTATTCAACATTACATCGTAATTAAGAAGCGGGTAACTCTTTAAGAGGTTGCTATACTGCCAGCCGGGTTTACCCTTGACAATGATGTAATCATTCAGCTTCTTAGCGTTGAATCCACACAAAATCCCTTGTAAGATGTATTGATCGTAGTGGCGGCTGTTGAATCCTACCCAAATTCTGGTTTTATGCGCTTCATAAAAGGCTTCAAGTTCCGCCTTGTCATTGATAATGACGTGGGTTTTCTTCTCCACCATATCAATAATGACAACAAGCCAGTCATAAGCGAAAACCTCAAAATCGTAAAATAGAATAGCAATCACCCTCTTTCTTTGAAATTCCCACCATACCCGCCCGCCTGTTTGTCTTGTCAGGTCACAAGCCGGGGCTTAGTCCTCAAGAACGTAAATTTCCTTGATCTTGAACGTGTTAAAGCCCTTTTTGTTTTCGCCGTACTCCAAGCTATACTCATAGTTCCCGTCAATGGCTTCCATAATATCCATAATCAGGTTGTTGTACTGATTGTAGGTCTGGAACTGAACGGGAATCGGTGCGTTCATTTCGGACATGAGCGAACGCAAGAACTCATCCACAATGCCGATCTGGAAACCCTGCGTCACAATCTGGTTCATAAAGATCAGACTGCCCTTGTATTCGCCCGCCAGAATCTTGAACCAGCAGGAAAACATGGGATCACCCTTTTTGCTCTTGCCCAATTCCAGCTTGTTGATCTCCACCTCATAAGTATCATGGGGGACTTCACGGCGGGTGTTGCCGTTCTTTGCGGCTTCAGCGGCATCTTTCGCCAAACCAGCGGTATCAAAGTTAGCGTCAAATTCATCGAAAATGCTCATTGTTATAGTCCTTTCTTACAGTCAGTTGTGATTAGGATTCCCGCACTCTACGCTTGCGGCGCGGATGTTCGGCGGGCTGTTCGGGCTGTGCGTTGGGCGCGTTGACTTCAACCGCACCGTCCATCGGGGGGTTGCCATC